TTATTACTTTATTTGAACTTAAATTAACTTTTGATGTTAATGGTATAAATCAAACTTTTTATTATCACGCTGGTACGAATGAGATAAAAAGTAATATCGTATTCGGTGGGCAAGAATATGAAGCAGTACCTGTACAAGTAAAAGGTTTTGACAAAGTTACAAAAGGAACTTTACCTAGACCAACTTTCACTGTTGCTAATGCTAATAATGCAATAACAAATTTAATGCTTTTGTATAATCCTCTAAATGCAGAACTAAAAAGAATACAAACACATAAAAAATTCCTAGATGCTGTAAATTTTTCTAGCGGTACAAACGCTACTGCTGATTCTACTGCAATAGCTCAAACTGATGATATTTGGTATATAGACAGAGTTGCAGCAGAAACACCTGAGTCAGTTGTTTTTGAACTAACTGGTAAAATTAATATGCAAAATGTGAGATTACCTAGAAGACAAATTGTTGAACATTGTCCTTGGCTGTATAGAGGTACGCAATGCGGTTACAAGGGTACAAAATGTTTTGATATAAATGATAATCAAATATTTGGGGCTAATAAACTAAGTTTAGATAAATGCGGTCATAAATATTCTAGTTGTTTATTACGTTTTTCTGGAAAAAAAGATAAAGTACCGTTTGGTGGATTTTTAAATGCCAGATTACAGATGTGATAATGTTCAAAGAAAAAGCAAAACAACACGCAATAAAAGAAGCACCAAAAGAATCTTGTGGGATTGTTGTTGAAAATGTTTATTATGCTTGTAATAATATTTCAGATACCCCAGAAGATAATTTTGCAATACATCCAAAAGACTTTTTAAAAGCTAGATCAAAAGGTAAACTTCAATATATTGTCCATTCTCATCCAGAAGGCGGTGATGCAAGCGAGCTAGATAAAAAAGCTTGTACAGCAACAAAGATACCTTGGTACGTTTATCTTTTACCACAGGACTCATGGCAAATTATAAATCCTTAATTGGAAGGCAATGGCAGTATGGGGTTTTTGACTGTTATTCAATAGTGCGTGATTATTACAAATTACTTGGGATTGATTTACCTGACTATGAAAGACCCGAAGATGTAGAAAGTTGTGAAAGTATCTTTTTAAAAGAATCTAGTAAACTTAATTTCACAGAAGTTGATATAAATTTAAGAAAACCTAATGATGTCTTGATTATGAAGATATGGACTAAAGAGCCAATGCACGGTGCTGTTCTTTTAAAAGATGATATGATATTACATCAAAAATTTGAGTCTTTAAGTTGTTCAGAATATTTCAATAGTTATTATAGAAAAAGGACAGTGGGGTGTTTTAGATATGCAGCATAAAATTCTGCTGCTAGATGAATTAGGTGATAGATGGGGTCAAACCCATATTTACCATGATTTGAAATCGCCTTCCGAAGCTTTAAAACTGCTTTATATAAATCATCCTGATTTGAAACAATATTTTGCTACTGCACATGAAGATGGTATTAGTTTTACAGTTGTACAAGCTGGTGAGTTTTTAGGCTATGAGGATTTAAATTTACCATTAGGCCAAAATGATTTAGTCATAACACCTGTTATTACTGGAAGTCGTGCTGCTGTCAAAGCTATAATTGGAGTTGGATTAATAGTTGCTACTGGAGGACTTGGAACTGCATTAGGAGTGGCTGGTGCTGGTCCTGCAGGTTTGTTTGGTGTCACGTCTGGTGCGGCTGGTGTTATTGGAGGTATTCTCGGCAAGGTTGGTGTTGGCCTTGTATTGTCTGGTATTTCAGATATGATTTCCCCACAACCACAACTACCAAGTTTTGATTTTAATGCACCTGTATCAGGTTTCACTGGTGGGCCTGGTGGTATCACAAGAGGATCAGATGGATCACAAAGTTACGCCTATACAGGGGCAGCTAATACTGTAGGTCTTGGTAAAACTATACCTGTGGTTTACGGTCAAGCATTAGTTGGAGGTCATATTTTAAGTACAAATATAGAAATAGCAAACGAATCTGATCCTTTAATGAAGTTTATTAGACCACCAAGTTTAGATTCTGTACGTCTTAATGGTGAAGAATTAAAAGGTAAATATACAGAAGCTGGTGGTTTAGAGGCAAGAATATACAATGGCCCAAAAAATAATGCAAAAGGTACATCTTTTGCTATGACAAGTGATTTTATTGCTGATTTAGAAGAAGGAGGCGAACAAAAAGTTGTAGAAGATTTAGGTGGAACTGCTGAAGGTGAAAATAATAGTTTAAATAATACAAAAGATTTTCAAATACTTTTTCAAGTTGCTGGACTTGTTGATTTTGTTGGTAATAATAAAACTACAAAAATTGATGGTTTTATAACTTACAGAATAATTATTAAAGAAAAAGATTCTGAAAATTTAGTTCTTAATAATCAAGCCACTATACAAGGATTAACTTTTAAATCACAAAAATATAACTACATAGCAAAACTACCATATCAACATATTAGTGGAAAAAATACATATCAACTTTTTGTTCAAATTATTGATAGTGGTGTTAATTTTAGTTCTGCTGTATTTAGAATAAGGCAAGCAGGGTATAACTTAAAGAAAAAGTAGTTATGGCGTTAAACTCTACATCTACAATAAAAATTATTGATCTACTCTGTGAAGGTGAAATTGAAGGTATTGTTAATGGGAAAAAGGGTATATTTTTAGATGAAACACCGGTAAAAACAGGTAATGTTTTAAATTATTCTGATGAACATTTTACATATGACTTTAGAACAGGAACAAAAAATCAATCACAATTATCTGACTACCAAAAAGGAGGAGCATCAAATCTAACTAATTTTTCTGAAGAAGTAGGTTCTAATTACAGTGAAACAAAAAATGCTGCAAATGTAGTTACTGCCAGAGACTATGGTGGAGGAAGAATACTAAAACAAATTACAGATGAACAAACAACTTCTGTAGAATTTCTTTTTACAATTCCAGCTTTATTTTGTACAGCAATGGAAGGTGTTGCAAGAGGTCAATTATTTAATGCTAAAACAAGAATACGAATACAACTAAAACAAAAAGGCACTGGATTTAATGAAGTTTATGATAAATCTTTTACTGGTATTAGTACATCTGACTACCAATTTAAAACACCTCGTATTCAATTAGATGGCGAACCACCTTTTTTATTCAAAATCATTAAAGTCACAGACAAAGAAAATGATTATGAAGTTAAAAAAAGTGATTTTGAAGATTTAGACCCAAATACACCATTAGAAAATACTAGAGCAAATCGTGTCATTCTTACATCAATGATCGAAAGACAAGATTTTAAAAGTCGTTACCCATTTACAGCGTGTGTAGGTGTATCCCTTTCAACAGAAGCCTTTTCATCACTGCCCACAAGAGCATACTTAGTAAGAGGAATGAAAGTAAAAATTCCACATAATGCAACTGTGAGAAATGACGGTAGCTTAAGATTTAATGGTTCTTTCAATGGAAGCTTAAAAACTGGTAAACATTGGACAACGTGTCCTGTATGTATTTTCTTTGATATGCTTACAAGCGATAAGCATGGGGCAGGGGATTTTGTAACAGCATCAAATATAAGTTGGGTTGATTTATATCCTTTAGCTCAATATGCAAATCAACAAGTAGATACGCCAGACGGTAAAGAACCAAGGTTTGCAATAAATACTGTGATAGCTGCACAGAATGACGCATATAAGGTTTTACAGAATCTTGCTAGCACTTTTAGGGGTATGACATATTGGGCTGCTAATACAGTGAATGTAGGGGCAGATCATGGTAATTTAGATGGTTCTGATGTTGATCCAGTGCATCTGTATAACAATGCAAATGTAATTGGAGGAATATTTAATTATTCTGGTACGTCTTTAAAAACAAGATCAACTTCAATTAGAGTAAGATATAACGACCCAGATAATTTATATAAACCTAATGTAGTTGTTGTTGAGGATTACGATTTAATTACAAAATATGGTTATCAGGTCAAAGATATAGTGGCATTTGGTTGTTCTTCTAAATATCAAGCACAAAGATTAGGTACTTGGATGTTAAAAAGTGAAGAGCTAGATGCAGATATTGTAGTTTTTCAAACAGGTTTGGATGGTTTGGCTGTATTACCTAGTCAAGTTTTTGCAGTAGCAGATGAAATGAGACAAGGTGTTCAAAGGGCTGGAAGGATTGCTTCTGGTGCTACAACCACATCTATTGTTCTTGATAAAGATTTATCTTCTGTACTGAGTAGCGATCCAACTTCTTTTACTTTGAATTGCACATTACCAGATGGTTCTGTTGAATCAAAAACAATAAGCGGAGTTTCTACAACAACTGTCACTGTCAGTAGTGCTTTTTCTACCGCTCCACAATCGCAATCTGTTTATACAATTACTTCTAGTTCATTGCAGCATCAAAAGTTTAGATGTATTGATGTGATAGATAATAATGATGGAACTTACACAATAGAGGGTGTGCAGTTTAATGATTCTATTTATGCTGCTGCCGATACAAATTCAGATTTAGTTTTGACTGATATTTCAGAGTTTGATTCAACACCGCAACCACCAACAAATTTACAACACGCAGTAGTAGTTATTAATTCACCTTAATTATGTCAAGTAGAGCAATTTTTAGCTGGTCAAGAGGATTAAATGGACCTTCAATTTCATTTAATGTCAAATATAAAATTGGTGATGGATCTTTTAAAACTGCTGATACAACAGATACAACCTTTGAAATAGATAATTTAAAACCACAATCACAGGTTACTTTTAAAGTCAGGGCAGTTGGTGTTGCTCCTAATAATAAAAAATCTAAATTTGTAACAACAATAATAACTGTTCCGAAAGAATCAATCCCCAGTACAGCATCACCAGTAGAACCAGAAATTTTATTACCACCAGATCCTACAAATGTCTCTGTTGAAGCTACTACTAAAAATGAAGCAATTATTAAATGGAATATACCCTCATCCTATCCAGGTAATAAGGAAGAATTAGTTGCAATTATTAGGCATTCAGCTTTAACAGATGGCACAGGTGTATGGCCTAATAGCACTTTACTTAGAAAAGTTGCTGCTGTTACAGACTATTTAATAGTCCCTTTAATGAACGGAGAATATCTCGTTAAATTTGAAGATAAACAAAATAATAAATCAGAAAATGCTACAAGTGCTGTCATAAATTTACCAGAGGAATTGCCAAAACTTTTAGTACAAACAGTACGAGAAGATCAAGGAATAGCACCTTTTCCTGGTCAGCGTAATGATTGTTTTTATTCTGATGAATATGATGCACTTGTTTTAGATACTGATGATGAAATAGATGACAAGGTAGATTTCGAGCAAGGCTATTTACAAAATATTGATTTTGGTGGCACGTTAAAAACATCAGGTGAATATTTTTTTCAAAATACAGTTGATTTGGGTGGTATCTTTACAGTTCAATTTAATAGAATTTTAAAAATAAGAGGTTTATATCCAAACGATACTATTGATTTGCATTTTACAAATATTGATCAATGGTCTGATTT